AATAACTCCACAAGGTGATGTAAAAATTACAGGAGGAAATTCAAAAAATGAAATTAAATTTATTTCATTGGATGGTATTTCGTATTTTACTAATAAATCAGAACAATTTTTGGATGATGAGATTTCTGGTGGAAGTTCTGGTGGAGGAGGTTCTGGTGGAGAAGGTTCTGGTGGTGGAGGTTCTGGTGGTGGAGGTTCTGGTGGTGGATCAGGTGGCGGAGGATCAGGTGGTTCTACTAAAGATCCAAAATGCGATTAATATTTTTTTTGCTAACTAAGAAAGAACTAGAAGATGGAAAAGATTATCACTACTCAATAAGGTATATCTTTAAATAAAATAAAATAAAAATCTAATTTTTTTTATAAAATGATTTTTTATAAAAAAAATATATATAATATATAACTTGATTATTATGAATTATTTACTAGTTATATTAATATCATTAATTATATTTTTCATTGTTTATAGATATAAAACTAAACCTTTAGAAACTTTTAGTAGTGCTAAAGTAAGTATTGAGGAAGCTCCCTCTATAAATGAATGGGGGCAAAATGCCATGTCATATTTATGCAATATGGATATTGATTCAATGCCTGAAAAATATCAGTTTGTTAAGTTTTGTGATAAAATGGTTAGAACTAATGAATATTATAAATTTTTAGTTTTAGCAGTTGATAAACCTACCAATTTTAAATATAAAATACTTAAATATGAAAAACAATTTTTTTATTCGCCAACACCTAGTAAAAATTGGTATAAAAATGTTGATAAAAAAGCTCTAGGAAAAACATTGGGGTTTTATAAAATGAATCGTTCTACATGTGAAAAATTAGCTAATCAAAACGAAGCTATATTAGCAATAAATATGAAAAATGGTGGATGTGAATTTAAAAATTCAAGTAAATTAATAAACTTGAAAAAAAGTATAGTATATACAAAATCAACAAGTATTCAATTTACAATTAGTTTTTGGTTAAAAATAGAGAATTTATTAACATTTAATAGAAATATTTTACATGTTGAAAATTCTAAAAATAGAAAAATAAAACTTCCTCAAATTGATGTTAATAAAGAAAAAACATCATTAAAATTTACAATATCTACAACTGATCATAATTCAGAATCAATAGAAATACCTACTGGAAATGTTCCGTATAAAAAATGGTGTCATATTGCATTTACTTTAAATGGAAGAAATATTATAGGATATGTCAATTCTAAATTTGTATTGAAGGAAACATTAACTGGTGACCCTATTTTACCTGATAAAAATACAACAATGTATGTAAATAAAAAATCTTCTTCAGGAATCACTGTTTCAAAATTAAGAATTATTCCAGTTGCAGTTCCTAGATTATTTATAAAAAATATATTAGTTGAAGAAGATCCTATGGATTCTCAAAAATATTTAAATTGCCTAAAAAAATATGAATCTATGGGTAAAGAAATAGCACATTCTAAATGTTTAGGAGATATATTTAAGGCAGATAATTATTCAAATGATAATAATATTAATGGTAGAAATTTACAATTACTCAATGAAGAACAATTTAATAAATCATGGATAAGTAAATATTATAGAAGACCTTCGTATAAAATAGTTAATGGTATAGTTTATTTATCTGGATTAGTAGCTAATGTTTTTGGAAAAGGTAAAATATTAGTTTTACCAAAAGAAGCTAGACCTGATAAGATATTATTTTTTAATTCTGGATCAGTTGATACACATGTTAGATTAGATATTAGTCCAAAAGGTTTTATTGAGGTTGGAAATTGGTCCAATCCTAAAGGAACGGTGTCATTAGATAATATTACCTATCCTCTGAATATGGGAACTCCTCTACAATTTCAAATTCCTTTATTAGCTTATTTTGTAAAAATCTCCAAACCTGGAAGAGGTATTTTAAATATTACTGAAGTAGAGATATATGACGATTCAGATGTAAATATAGGTAAAGGTAAAATGGCTACCGCAAGTTCTTCAATATCTGGATTTAGACCTTATAAAGCAATTGATGGTAAAGTAAAAACCAAAGCTTCAAATAAACAAATGTGGATTAGTAAAAATAAAAAGGATAATTATATTTTAATAGATTTACAAGGTGGTCATAGAATAAATAAAATTAAAATTATTAATAGAACAGATAGTAACCAGGATAGTGTGGCTGGTGCAAAAATATCAATTTTAGATATGTTTAAAAAAGAAGTTTCATATCAATTTTGGGACAAATCTGATTATAAAACCGCATTAAAATTAAATAAAACTTTAAAAGGATTAGAATGTGAAAATTGGCACGTTAAAAATGAATATGCACCACCTACTAGTATAACTGGTACATATACCAAAAAGGGCGTAAATTCATATGTATTGTCAGATAAAAAAGGAAATGAATTAAAAAATTTTAATAAAAATAGTAAAGGGGATAAATTTAATTTTTCATGCGAACCAGGTTTTATAAAATCTTATGAACATACTTCAAATTGGAATAGTTTAAAAAATATAACTTGTTCAAATGGTAAAGTTGATTCTAAAACTTATGGGTTAAGTAGTAAGGAAACAGAAACAAATCAAGGAAAAAAATGTTTACCATGGAAAACTGCTAGAGGAGGAAAAAAATCATATATTGCTAAAAGTGATGATGATAATGCTTGCGGTGATCCAGATAGTGATGGTTTTGATTGGTGTTATACAAGCAATGGTTCTAGTGGTTATTGGGGTAAATGTAACAAAAAAAATTTAAAATACAAAAAATGGAATTATAAAGATCCTTCTAATAAGGGAATAGGTGATCATAATTATTGTAGACAAACACCTAAACATTCGACATGGGGATCTAAAAAAAGAGGTAGTAAATTATGGTGTTATACAAAAGATAAAAATACACCTTGGGGGTATTGTGGAAGATATGGTAAAATAGCTAGAAATGCTAAAGAAAAATTTTACAAACCAGAAAAGGTTTTTAAATTTGAGATGACTGAAACAGTACGAACTGGCTTTAATAGTTTAACCTGGGGTAATTGGAAAGGAACCGGTGTTAGACCAGCTTGTTATATTGTTGTTGGTAATTTAGTTTTTTTATCAGGATTTTTAACATTTGGAACTGTTATACCTGTAAATACATTTATTGACCAATTGCCCTCAAGATGTAGACCTAAAACTGTAAAAATTTTTAATGTTAATGTCAATAATGGAGTTGCTAGAATTCATATTACAGAAAAAGGAAAAATTCAATATAAAGGAGGAGATAATCAATCTACAGGTGTTAAAGGAGGATGGTTATGTTTAGATGGTATAAATTATTGTATCCAAGATAAATTAGAATTAAAGTTAAATTCAGGTTATGAATCACAAGCTGCCGCCACTTCTAGTTCTCTAAATGAAAATAAAGTATTAGAAATAGTTAGTTATAATAGTGAAGAGACTTTATTAAATAAATCATTATCTGGATTAACTGGAAATATGTCGGTTTCATTCAATATAAAAGCTAGTGAAAATGGTAGACAAGTTATATTTGATAAAGGATATGGTGGTGAAGGTGCGTTATCTTTGGAACCTGATGGAAAATTAAATTATTATTATGGAAAAAAGGGAGGGTATAGTGGTGGATATCAGGGTTTTTCTGGACCTAGAATTAAATTTAATGAATGGACTAATGTTGCCTTAATTAGAGATATTAGTAATAAAAAATTAAAATTTTTTATTGATGGAAAAATGGTTAAAAAAACTAATGCTACACATACCCAGGCTGGAAGAACTGCTGGTCCTTTAAAAATAGGACATGGTTGGATAAATAAAATTTCAGGTTCGATAAAAAATATGATTTTTTATAAAAGAGCATTAACTAACTTGGAAGTTAAAAAATTAAATCAAAGTTCTAAAGGTGAAAAAATTAATTATGGCGGACCTAAGGTTACTAAACATGAAAATGGTTTAGTTACAATGTCTGGTGTTTTAGGATTTAAAACTGGTAAAGTAATTGAAAATATATGCAAATAAACTATAATTTTTCTATTTTTAAATAAAAAAATATATATAATATATAAATGAATAATAATGTTATATTTATTTTATTTCTTTTAATAATATGTTTTTATTTTATACTTACTAATAATAATAAATCTAAAAAAGAAAATACAGAAAATTTTAAAGCTGTTGAATTGCCTTCATTTAAGAAATTTTTAAAATATTCAAAAGGTTATTCTTGTGATCAAGATTTAGATAGTATTCCATTAGGATTAAAAAAAGAATATGATGTAAAAACTTTTTGTGATGAAAATCCAGCAATGGATACTATAGGAAAATTAACAACTAAACTAGTAAAAGGCAAAGACGTAAAGATTTCCAGCCAATATAAATCATTAACATCGACTGATTTAAATGTAAATAAAAGTTTTTCAGGATTAATAAAAAAAACAGGTAATAATTTATTTATTAAGAAAACAGAAAAAAATAATAAAGAATTAAATCTAACAAAAGATGAAGCTTTATCTGAATGTTTAAAAGATATAACTTGTAGTTATGTGGCAGTAGGTAATCTAAAAGGTAAAAAATTAGGAACTTCATTAATTTATAATGGACCAAAAGAAAATTTAACCCCTAGTATTTCTAAAAATGGTAATTATGATTTGTATGAAAAAATTTTTAATATTGAATATACAATTGTATTTTGGTTAAAAATAGATAAAAAAAATGGATCTGAGAGAAATATATTTCATCATGGTAATTCTAAATCTGATATGTATCCATCTTTAAATATAAAAACAGATTCTACAGGCTTATTATTTAGTTTAAAAACTTCCGCAGGAATACCCGGTGGTGAAAAAATAAATATTCCAGGTGGATCTATTATACCCGGACAATGGGTTCATGTTGCTGTATCTGTTTTTGGTAAAAAAGTAGCAGCATATGTTGCAGGAAATGAAGTTATAAATTCAGAATTAGCTGGTTTTCCAATTTGGCCTAAAGGTAAAAAAGTTTTTGTTAGTAGTCCATATAGTGGTTCTGGTGGATATAATTTATCAATTATGGAATGGTTTCCATTTCAATTAAATAAAGAATTAATTGAAAATTTATCTACTAGCACTAAACCTACTGATAAAGTTGATAAATCAACAAAAGACTTACCAGGAATTGATAAATCAAAGATAGTGCTTCAAAATGGATGGAAAGAAGATAAAAAGTTAAATTATAGTAAATTTAAAGTCGAAGTTAAATTAGGAGTTGCGTTTTTAGATGGATTTATTAAATGCACTAATAAAGCTGGTATAAATCAAACATGTGGTATATTACCTGATGGAACATTTCCTGATAGATTAATAGTAACAACCGTTGGAACAATTGGTGGAAATGTGCTTAGATTAATGTTATATCCAAACGGAAACATAAATTTATTTGATGGTAAATCTAAATTTGGTCGTGGAATAAAACATAATTATCAATTAGGTGATTCTGTTATTTTATCAAATGTAAGATATCCATTAATAGGTGGTAATGCGGTTAAATTGAGAAATGGTGTTACTAATGAAACAAATACAGGTTATCCTTCTTTCTTCTCATTAGGATCATTGGTTTTTTTAACCGGAGGAATATCTAATGTTAATGGTAAATGGTTTTGTCAGTTACCAATGGGAAAAAGACCACCTGTTAGAGGAATATATTTAAGTAATGATCAAGATGGTAACCCAGGAAGAATAGATATAACTTCAAAAGGATGGTGTTTAGCAAATCGTTCAGGTTCTAGTGTTTCTCTAGAAGGTATTAATTTTTCTACAATGAAGGGTGTGAAATTATTATTATATTCTGGTTTTAAAAATTTTAATTCTGATAAATTTGAAGAAGCTAGAGTTGTTTTAGATAATGGTATAGTTAAGGTTAGTGGATTAATCGCTTTATTTTATAATAAATTTAATGCAAATAAAATTAATCAAATAGGTTGTTACAGAGACGATGAATCAGATAAAGATTTACCATTTAAATCAGGATCTAGAATGAATAAAATGACATGTGCCAAATCAGCGTTTAAAAAAGGACATACTTACTTTGCTCTCAATAAAAAAGTATGTAGAACAGGTATGAATTATGGAAAATATGGTGAAACTGCATGTAATAACAGTAATGCAAATGAAGTATTTACATTAGATAGTGAATGGCTTCCGATTACCAGATTACCCAAAGGATATAGACCTAAAAATCATTTATCATTCTTATGTGTAACTGATTCTGTAGGTGAAGGAAAACCCGGTGGAACGGCTACAGTAAATATTAATAAAAATGGTTGGGTTCATTTATTAAAAAAAATCAATACTAAATCAGAGTTATTATCATTAAATAATATTCTATTTTTTGTTTAAATATTTATTTAATTTTTATTATCATATTAATGTTAATAAAATAAAAATAAAAAAATAAAAACATGGAATAAAATAAAAAAATATAATTTTATAGGTATTCAACTTAAAATTATAATTTTGATAAAAATTAATCTTTTAATACTAATTTTTGATCTTCTGTAAAATCTATAAACTGTTTTAATTCTTCAAAAATTTTTATTTTATTTGGAGATTCAAAATGTTCTAATACAGTATGTAATGCAAATCTATTTAAATCTTTACTACGCATCATCTTCCATAATAAAAATACATTAATTCGTTTATCTAGCTCTTTATCGGTCATTTGTTTCCATTTTTCTTTAAAAACATCATATAATTTCATATAAACTAAGCTAATTTTGGCTTCTGACATATTTTTGAAATATTTTTTAAAAAAATTGTTAAATTTAGGTTCTTCCATTACATCTGACAAATCTTTAAAAAAATCATTATTATCTAGAATTTCATCGCCTTTTTCTAGAATTTCAAAAGAAGCATTTTTAGTAATTATTTTTTTTATATTCATTATTTATTATTATTATTAGTTATTTATTTTTAAATTCAAATTTTTTAAATTTTTAATTTGAAAATGCTAATCCACCCATTCCACTCATTATTCGCAATACATTATAATTAATTCCATATACTTTAATTATACCTGGTTTAATAGAGTTAAAATTTAATACAGCACTATTAAGTTTAGAAAAATTACATGTTCCTGATGGCTGATGATTTTCTGGCTTACTAGCAAATGAATAGACATAAAATCCACCTGTTTCAGAATCAGATATATCCTGCATTTGATTTTTATTTAAATTATTCCATGATAATTTACCATTTTGATGAGTTCCATTTCCAGCAACTTGCAATGAACCACCTTTATGATATTTATAAGGGGTAATAACTCTAAAATAATGTCCTTCTCTTCTAGAAAAACGATTAGTTCCGTTTAATTGCAATACTACTTCTTCTATCATATCTTTATCATATAATGCATCCGCATCAATATTTGTGGCTCTAAAATAATTGTATCCTGAATTTCCTGTAGCTTTGATAGTCCAAATTAATTCTTTTACTGGATGAATGAATCGTATAGGTATTTCGTTAATTCCAGTTTGAATATTTATTTTATTAGTAACTTGTAATTGTTCGATTAAATATTCGTGAGAAACTTGTGCAAATCTTCTTCTTTCATCAGTGTCTAAAAAAATAAAATCACAATATACTTTTAAATTTTTTAAATCTACATTTTGAACATTTGTATGTGGAGGTAATTCTGTTGTAACATTTTTTTCACCAGATACAACAGCCCCTAATACTTTAGTTAATAATGTTCCTTCACTCTCAGGAGTTGGTATTATTTTACTAATACCATTATCAGGTTCTGGACCTACTTTGACTTTAAAAGATGGATCATCACCAGTTCCTATTTTACCAATTCCTCCAAATGTTACATCAATTAAATCATTTTCTGCACCATAATTTTTACCAGATTCTAGCACTTCAAAATTAATACCACATGATAAAAATAACAAAGGTGGATTTATTGCTACTAATTCAGTATTCTTTTTAGTTATTTTTAAATAAGTATTACCTGGTATTCCTTTACCAGATTTAAGAACAGAAACTTTTAAAGAAAATGATCCACCAACAGTCCTTTGACTATTTATAGATGCTCCAGTTACACCAGTAATCATTTTTCCGGTATTTTCAGGAGTAGGTATAATAGTATCTATTCCATAAGGATCATCAGATACTTTCACTTTAAATATTGGATCTTCACCATTTTCTAATTTAGAAATTCCTTCAAAATCAACATTTACTAAATCATTTAAATGTCCATAATTTTGTCCTGATTCTTTAACCTCTAAATGTATTCCTAATGAAAGTGATATTACATTAGGATTATTTGCATCAACATCATTTTGATTTTTAGTTATTTTTAAAAATGTATTATTTGGAATTTCTTTACCACCTGAGACAATAGTGGTTTTAAGTGAAAAAGTTCCATTTTGAACGATTCTAGATCCAGTTATTGAAATATTATCTAGACCAGTTATTAATGTTCCTGAAACATTATTATTTGGTAAAACTGTATTAATTCCAAATGTCGGATTTCCTAAAATGTTTAATTTAAATGAAGGAGAAATTCCACCATCTAATTTAGTTAAACCATTAAAAATTACATCAATTTCTGAATTTTCATCACCATAATTTTTACCACTATTTTCAACCTCTAAATTTATTCCTAATGATAAAGGTATTTGCACTACATGAGTTGGATCAGATCCAGGACTTATTTTTACTATAGTTCCTGCGGGAATTTCTTTACCGCTATTTAATAATGTTACTTTTATTGTAAATCCATTTGCAAAAGATCCTGTATTTTTAACTATATTAAATGTAGGGATCTCTGTTAAAGTTACATTGTTATTTTGACTATCCACAAATGTAATATTTGTAGCAGATCCCTGTGCTAATGTATTTCCAATAAAAATCCAATTTGTATTAGGAACATCACTATTAAATTCTTCGATATGTTGATTATTAACTATAAATCCAACTACTTTAAATGAAACTTTTACGTCAGCATTAATACCAATAAGTGAATGAGGTAATTCTGGTCCTTTTTCAATTTTAAATGTAGGAGGTTCTGCTGGATTGACGATAGCATTATTGGAATCAATTAATTTAAAAATTATTCCAGTTGCAATATTATTTTGATCAAAACTAGTGAATCCAGTTCCAATTGTATTTGTAGGGGTTCCATCTCCAGATAAAAATTCTGTTATATGTGTATCATTATTTATAAATCCAACAACTTTTAATGATGTTTCTAGAACACAACCAGTTCCAGGAGTAGATGTTTGTGTTGGATTTCCCTTTTCAATTTTAAATTCTGGATCAACTGTAGGAATAGGAATTGGGTTACCATTTTCTAAAACTAGAGAAGTTTCAATACCAGTTGCTAAATTATTTTCATCAAATTGAGTAAATCCAATTCCACCAATATAGTCCAGACTATGAATATTATTCAAAACAAAACCCAAAACTTTAAGAGAAACATCAAATGTTGCTCCAGAACCAGTAGTAACTACAGAATTAAAAGATGGAATAAAATCTTCATAATCATGTAATTGTAATCTTAACTTAACTTCGTGATATTGTAAAGCAATTAATGGTAATGATAAACCTGGATTTCTACAAAACCAAAATTGTAAAGGAATATATACTTTTTTTTCATGTTTAACTCTTAGATTTTCATTTTGATTTACTTCACCTTCAATTACATCAATACCATTTAATAGTCTGTTTAATTTTTGCCATTTTTGCTGTTTCATTGTTAATTGTGACCAAATATCCATCCAATCACCATAATGTGTATCAATAATCTGACCGCCTATTTCTAATTCAACTGATTTAATTATTTTATGTCCAACTCTAAGACCAGTTATATTGCTACCAGAACCAAAATTACTATTTAAATCTGTTCCAGAATTTTTAGCAATTAAATCTAATTCTAACCAAATATTACTTAATAAATCTCCATTTCTAGAAATAGTAATAGTATAATTTTTACCCATTACAATATTTCCCTCTATATTTTGTTTAATACTCTCTATAGTAAAATTAGTATATCTTCTATATACAACTTTAAAGTATGTCATTTGAGGATTTCCTGTTAGATAAATATCTTGTGCTCCAGTAGCTGCTAATTGCATTAAGCTTCCTCCCATTACTATTATATTATGTTAAATTAATTTATGAATAAAACTTTAATATAAAATATAATATTAAATTTTTTAATTTGAATATGCTAAACCACCCATTCCACTCATTACTCGTAATACATTATAATTCATGGCATAGACACTGAATGTTCCTTTTTTAGAAGAGTTAAACATTATAGCAGCATTATCTATTCTAGAAAAATTACATGTTCCCGATGGTTGATGATTTTCAGGTTTTATAGCAAATGAATAACAATAGATACCTCCCATTTCTGATTGTTTTATATCAGTAGGCATTTTATCTTTATTAACATTATTCCAGTAAATTGTTCCATTTTTATGACTACCATTTCCTGGAAATTGTTTATCACCACCAGTATGATGTTGGTATAAACTTACTGTTCTAAAATAATTTCCTGTTCTCCTTGAGAATCTATCACTTCCATTTAGAATTAAAACTATATCTTCTAACATATCATTATTATATTCAGGATCTTTATCAATATCAGATGCTCTGAAATAATTATATCCCTTACTATCCTGGGATTTCATTGTCCACATTAATTCTTTAACAGGATGATTAAATCTTAATTCTTGTTCATTAGATCCCTTTAATAATGATTGTGTTCCTCCAGTTTGAACTTGTTCTATTAAATATTCATGAGATACCTGTGCAAATCTACGTCTTTCATCTGTATCTAAATATATATAATCGGCCCAAATTTTAATATCATCTAATTCAACATTTTGAACATTTGTATCTGGTGCTCCATCTTCAGTTCCAATAAAAGAATCTACATCTAATAATTGAATATGAATTTTAACTTCATGATATTGTAAAGCTATTAATGGTAAAGCTAAACCTATATTTCTACAAAACCAAAATTGCAAAGGAACATACACTTTTTTTTTTTCTTTAACTCTCTGATTTATATCATTATGAACCACTCCGTCTACGGTGGTAATACCGGATAACATTCGTTCTAATTTTTCCCATTTTTGTCCCCCATATGTTAATTGAGTCCATAAATCCATCCAGTCTCCATATTGTTTATCCATTAGTTGACCACCAATCTCAACTTCCGCATAATCTATAATTTTATGTCCAATTCTTAATCCAGTAATATTACTTCCAGAACCAAAATTACTACCACCAGCAGCTTCATCAATTTCTGTTCCAGAATTTCTGGCAATTAAATCCATTTCTAACCAAATACCTGATACTAAATCTCCATTTCTAGCTAAAGTTACAGTATATCTTTTACCCATTTTTGCACTACCATTATATGTTTGTTCTATAGTTTCCATTGAAAAATTAGTATGTCTTCTATATACAACTTTAAAGTAAGTCATTTGTGGATTACCAGTTAAATAAACATCTTGAGCGCCATAAGCAGCTAATTGCATTAAGCTTCCACCCATTTATTATAATATAATATATTTTTATTTTATAGTTAAACTCTTTAAATTTTTTTTATAAAAAATGATAAAAAAAATTAATTAGAATATGCCAACCCACCCATTCCACTCATTATTCTTAATACATTATAATTAATTGCATATGCTCTGAATTTACCTTCTGAAACAGCAGTATAATTTAATACAGCATTATCTATTCTAGAAAAATTACAGGTTCCTGAAGGCTGATGCTCTTCAGGTTTTAAAGCGAATGAATATACATAAAATCCACCTTCTTCCTGACCAGGATTTTGTCTATGTCCTCCTGAATGATGTTGATATGTTTGAACACATCTAAAATAATGTCCTTCTCTTTCTGTAAATCTATCATGTCCATTTAATTGTATAAGTGCTGTTTTAATATTATCTACACCATTACTACCATTTGTTGAGAAATAATTAAATCCAGTATTATCTTTTGGTTGACAAACCCATATTAATTCTTTAACAGGATGGTTAAACCTTAATTCTCTTTGATTTTTTCCAGAAGCAGACATTAATGAATTAGAAAATTGAATTTGTTCTATTAAATATTCATGAGAAACTTGGGCAAATCTTCTTCTTTCATCCGTATCTAAAAATATATAATCACACCATACTTCAACTTCATCTAAAGTTCCAAAATTTTGTATTCCTGAATTATTTAATTCTTCTAAGGATTTTAATGAAACATTTATTTTAACTTCATGATACTGTAAAGCAATTAATGGTAATGCCAATCCTGGATTTCTACAAAACCAAAATTGTAGTGGAACATAGCATTTTAATTTTTGTTTTTTATCATTTGCAGCTGCAACAATTTGTAATCCAGATACCATTTTATCTAATTTAGTAAATGAACCATCACCATGAGATAATTGTGCCCATAATTCTAACCATTCTCCATATTGTTTATCAATAGTTTGTCCTCCAATTTCTACATCTACAAAATCAATTAATTTATGACCAATTCTTTTTCCTAATACTGATTTATTAACATCAGATGAAGTAATATTCATTGCTAAATATATTCTTGATAGAAGATCACCATTACGAGATATATTACATGTAAATTTTGTTCCCAATGTTGATTTACCACTAAATGTTTGTTCTTTACTTTCTATAGCAAAATTAGTATGCCTTCTATATACTATTTTAAAAAAAGTTATCTGGGGATTACCTGTTAAATATATATCTTGTGCTCCATAAGCGACTAATTGCATTAATCCACCACCCATTATTTATATATACTATAAAAAAACATTTTTTTTAAAATATATAAATTTATTTTCTTAATTAGAATATGCTAATCCACCCATTCCACTCATTATTCTTAATACATTATAATTTGTTGCATATACTCTCATCACACCCTTTGAATGACTATCTGTCAATAATACTGCATTATCAATTCTAGAAAAATTACAAGTTCCTGATGGTTGATGTTCTTCTGGTTTTAATCCAAATGAATAAACATAATATCCACCTAGTTCTTTTGTAGGATCTTGAAGATTACCACCAGTATGATATTGATATGGTTGCACTAATCTAAAATAAGTTCCATCTCTAATAGAAAATCTATCATGTCCATTTAACTGCAATAAACTAGATCTTAAAATATCCTTACTAGTTGATGTTGTTCCATTAAAATAATTAAATCCAGTTTGTTCATTTTTTTGAACACTCCATATTAATTCTTTACATGGATGATTAAATCTAAGTTCAAATTCATTATTACCTTCATCTAAGGTAACTGTATTTGAAAATTGAACCTGTTCAATTAGATATTCATGAGAAACCTGTGCAAATCTTCTTCTTTCATCAGTATCTAAAAATATATACTCACAATATACTTTACCTGTTGATACTATTAAGTCATGCTTCATAGTTGCTCTTACTTTTAATTCAATACCTTCTGTGGGAATATTAATAATTTTAGTATTCAATTTATGATCAACTAATTTTGATTCCAATTCGTTTTTTTCTTTAACTGAAACTACATTTTTTAAAGTAGTTAAATTTGTATAAGATAATGAATCTTTAAATTCTATATTAATATTAACTTCATGATATTGTAAAGCGATTAACGGTAAAGCTAATCCAGGATTTCTACAAAACCAAAAATGTAATGGCACATAAACTTTTCTTTTTAAATCACCTGCAGTTGGTAATGACCCATCAATTAATTTTGATAATTTTTGCCATTCTTCACCGTTAGAAACTAATTGTGTCCATATATCCATCCAATCTCCATAATGTTTATCAATAGTCTGTCCTCCAATTTCTACTTCAACATATTCTATTATTCTATGTCCAACTCTTCTAAGATTGATATCAATATCATCTAAATTTAATGGATTTGTTCTAGAACCAATGGTTCCATTAATTACTCCATTTAAAGCATTTGTTTTATTTTTATCTGAAAAAACATTAAGAGTTGTATCTGATTCATCTATAGTTTTTATTGCATCAATTGTTATTTGTGAATTATTTGCATTATATCTTTTTAAAGAATTATTAGTAACAGTAATAATTTCACCAACTGGTTCATCGTTTTCTATTTTTTGAAATGACATTGGTTCAGTTGTATCTACATCAGTAATCAAATCTTCTAATACTAATTCTAAATAAACTTTAGTTAATAAATCACCATTTCTAGATACATTACATGAAACTTTTTTTCCTAAAGCCAATGAGCCACTAAATGCTTGTTGAATCGATTCCATAGAAAAATTAGTATGTCTTCTATAGACAACTTTAAAAAAAGTTATTTGAGGGTTACCTGTTAAATATATATCTTGTGCTCCATAAGCTACGAGTTGCATTAATCCACCACCCATTTATATTATAATATAAATTAACATTTTATTGTGAAAAAATTTAACTAACAAAAAAATGATATAAATAAATTATATCAATTTTATAAAAAAATAAATAAAATTAATTAGAGTATGCAAGACCTCCCATACCACTCATGATTCTTAATACATTGTAATTAACAGCATAAACTCTCATTTCATAAGATTTATCAGCAGTTCCAGTGAAATTAACATTTAATACAGCATTATCAATTCTGGAAAAATTACAAGTTCCGGATGGTTGATGTTCTTCTGGTTTTAAAGCAAATGAATAAACATGTGTTTTACCCGCTAAACCGTGAGTGGCATCATCACCAGCACCACTGTGTGATTGGTATCTTTGAACAGTTGTGAAGTATTTACCTTCTCTTCTTTTGAAACGATCATGACCGTTAAGTTGTAATAGAGCATCACTTACACCTTCATATGCACCATCGGTAGAGTTCTTTAATAACCATTGAAGTTCTTTAACTGGATGGTTAAATCTAAGTTCCATTTGTTTGTTAAGAACAGCACCAGTTCCAGTTCCAGCACTTAAAGCATTGGAGAATTGTACTTGTTCAATAAGGTATTCATGAGATACTTGTGCAAATCTTCTTCTTTCATCGGTATCAAGGAATACATAATCACACCATACACCAACATCAGAAACACCGCCCATATTTGCTGCGAATTGAACATTAAGTTTAACTTCGTGATATTGAAGAGCAATAAGTGGTAAAGCTAATCCAGCATTTCTGCAGAACCAGAATTGTAATGGAACATAACATACATCAAGATCACCTGCTGCTCCACTTTTTCTCATTTTTGATAACATACTTTGTGTATCACCTCCTAAGGTAAGATCAACCCATAATTGCATCCATTCTCCGTAATGTTTATCAATAACTTGTCCTCCAATTTCACATTCAACATACTCTAAGCAATCGAAAGCATCTGAAACATCAGCACTTGCAATACATCTTAAGTAGACTCTGTGTAACAAATCACCATTTCTTGATACAGTAACTGAGATTTTTTTACTTGCTCCAACTGAACCATTGTATGTTTGTTCAATTGATTCAACAGCAAAGTTCGTGTGTCTTCTGTAAACTACCTTGAAAAAGGTAATTTGTGGATTACCTGTAAGGTAAATGTCTTGTGCGCCGTAGGCATTTTTTTTTTTTTTTTCGTGCAAATTAAATATTTAATTAATTAATTAATTAATTAATTAATTAAAATTATTTAAAAATTTTTTATACTGATATTAATCAAAAATTTTTTTCTTAATAATATTAAAAATTTTATTTAATTATATAATAGACTTAAATGTCCATCTTTAATTCTCATTAGATTATGTTTGATAATATAAATATTAATTGTTCTATTTACTCCATCTCTACCTTTAACTTCAACATCAAATGAAACATTATTATATTTTTCGGTTGTAAAATAACCAGATAATTTATAATCAATTGGATTTATCGAAAATGAATAAGAATAAATTGGATTTAAAGAGGATCTATCTAGTTTTCCATTAGAATTTCCTAAATATAAACTACCACTTGCATTAAAAAATTGATACCTATTGATATAATTGTAAAATGATCCATGTGCATCAGCTACTAAAGCATTACCATTAAATAAAATACTAGCTCTTAATAAATCATCATAATATTCAAAATTATCTGAATCAGAAGTTTTCTTAATATTCCAAATCATAAATCTTATAAAATGGGTTTTATCAATACTTATTTTTTTTCTATTTACTAATGATCCCAATTCAGAACTTTCTAATTTTTGTGGAATTTCAATTAAATATTCTAAAGATTTATTAGTAAATTGTTCTTTTTCTAAAGATTCTAAATATCCAAAATCAATTAATAATTCTACATCTTTAACTTTTCTATTTTCTCCATTGAAATTTTTCAGAATTACATTAATTCCAACATTAGGATTATTTAAAGACCATAGTGGAAATGCTAATCCTGGATTTTTATGAAACCATAATGGTATTGGAAGATATAATTCTACATAATTAGTATTACTATTTTTAACTGCATTATCATAACATATATTTTGTATAAGGTGTTCTTTTTCAACACTATTATACCTTAGACTTAACAATGAAAATATTAAATCACTATCAAAATCTGCTAATATTCGGTCATTATACATAAATTGAATATTACTTATTAATTTAAAAATAGTTTCATATGAACCAAAATTTTCTTTATTCCAATTTTTATTTTTAACTAATTTTAATCTTAAATATAAATTTTTTATAACATCTCCATTTTTGTCAATTCTGAAATAATATTTGGAATTCGGTTTTATAAAATCATCAGGTCCATTAAAATTATTTGATAAAATATTCCAATCAGTGCCAAAAATTGTATGTTTTCTATAATTTTCTTTAAAAAACGTTTTTTGTGGATCTTTATTTAAAGGTATATTTTGTTCCCCTTTAGCCTGTAAAATAATTTTAGCATTTGACATTATTTTATTATAAATAAATATTTTTTAATTATAATAAAATCTAATTTGTAAATAAAACAGACCCCATACCACTTGCTATTTTTAAAATATTATAATTTACAGCATATACTGTAACTGACTTACTTTGTAATGTAAATGAACTACTATCTACAAAATCTACATTATCTACATCAATTACTCCTGATTCTTTAAAATTTAATATTAATTCTTTACCTAAATTAGTTCCGTTTTTGACATTAAAACTGTATCCTATGTAATTAATTAAATCAGTAGTTGTATCAAATTCTGAATGTCTAGTAAAATTATTATTTACATTATCATAAACATAAATTCCATTTTGAGAATTAATTGCCTGATCTTTTAATATTACTATATTTCCATTTGATAAACTTACTCCATCTAATGTATTTGGTGCATTATTAATATCAACAGCAGCGGATGAAGCTGCAGTTATAGATACATTAGATGTTTGATTAAATGGTCTAAATAATCTATATTTTAACTGAGCTTGTTCTAAATTTGAAAAATTAAGAGTTCCGGAGGGACTAGATTCGTTTGGATATAAACAAAATGAATAAGAATAAGCTCCTGAACCAAGACTATAATTAATATATTTTTTAGCAGGTCCATCATTTTCTATATTATCATTTTTTAATGATCTAATTCCAAATCCATCATAATATTGATATTGTTGAATGTGTCTAAAAAATGTAGGAGGTAATTCTTCTGTCATCTCTTTACCATTTAATACTAATTGAGCACCTATCATATGTTCTGAACCTACATTGAAATTTCTCCAATAATTTTTACTTAATATACCTTTATTTTGAAAATTAGATAAATTATCACCTAATCTATGAATTAAACCATTATTATCTTTAAATGTCCATATTAATTCTTTTACAGGATGATTGAATCTTAAAAATGTTCTGTGTGTGGTTTTCTCAAAAATTTCTCTAGAATCAGATTTATATAAATCTACAGGATTGTTAAGACTAGCTTGTGTTTGGGTGATTAAATATTCATGATTGTTAGATGCGAATAATCTTCGTTCTTCTTTGTCTAAATGAATATATTCTGTTAATAATTGTATAGCATTAATCTGTAAATTACTATCGGTTACATTTTTTTCTTCTCCATTAGTATCTGTACTTTTACTGTATGTTATTAATTTATCCTTGTCATTAAATTTAACTTCCATCTTAACATCATTATATTGTAATGCTATTAATGGTAAAGATAATCCAATATCATTATTAAACCAAAATCTTAATGGAATATATAATTTTTGTATTGTTTGAGTTAAATCCGCTGGTTGAACACTAATCATTTTTCCTAAAACCAATTCCTTATTACCATCTACATTAAGTTCATGCCATAATTGTAACCATTCACCATAATGTCTATCTATTAATCTACCGCCTATATAAAGGTCAATATATTCTATATATGAATATCCAGATGGATCAATATTTTTTAAACCAGATGTTCCTGAAATATCGACTGTTAAATACATTCTATGAATTAAATCTCCATTTTTAGGAATATCTATATATATTTTTTTCCCAAATGTATTACTAGAATCTCCTACAAAATTTACAAATTGATAATCTACAGCAAATGAAGTATGTCTTCTATAAACCGATTTAAAAAATGTAAATTGTGGATTACCTGTTAAATATTTATCCTGTTCACTTTTAATTGCTAATGTTAAATAACCTAATCCCATTTATACTATATATTTATATTAATTTTATTTTTTAATCTTAATTAAATTTTATTAAATATTTCTTCTAGAGATTGTCTAAATAACTCATTTTTATTTAAATATTTTTTGAAATAAATATAGTGATCTGTTGGATATATGATTTTATATTTTTTACTAAAATAATTATAGACTCTTATATAATTCCAATTTTTTTCAATTTTTACAATTTTTCCAGCATTTAAATACTTTAAATCTTTTTTATTTATTAACTTTATATAATCATTTTTTTTTAATTGCCATAATTTGTCTTTATGAACAAATTTAAAATTTACTAAT